CGGCGGCGGAAATATCTTCCGTGGACTAAGCGGAGCCAACAAGGGCTTCGACCGTGTGAAAGGTGATCAGATGGGTATGCTGGCAACTGTCATCAACAGCCTTGCATTAAGTTCCGCATTAGTAGCAGCCGGAGTAAAGGCCCGTGTACTTACAGCAGTCCGCATGGAGCCGATCGGTGAATTCTACAGCAAATGGAAAGCGATTGAATGCATGGAAAACGGTGAAATCGTTATCATGTCCGGCGGTACGGGAAATCCTTTCTTTACCACAGACACTGGCTCTTCACTGCGCGGCATCGAAATCGAAGCAGACGTAATGCTGAAAGGTACCCGCGTAGACGGCATCTACACAGCCGACCCGGAGAAAGACCCTACAGCTACAAAATTCAGTGACATCACATACGATGAAGTACTGAAACGCGGTCTGAAAGTGATGGACCTCACAGCTACCTGTATGTGCAAGGAAAACAACCTGCCGATTGTTGTTTTTGACATGGACACGGTAGGAAACCTCAAAAAAGTAATCAGCGGAGAAGAAATAGGAACAGTAGTACACAACTGATCCTGACTCCCTGCCAATATACCCGGGGCCGACTAAAAAGGATATAATCAGCTTTCAGACTTTTTAGTCAGTCCCGATTACTTTCTCCCTCCACATTCCTTTTGTTGACTTGCATATACATCATTAAGAAATAAAAGCTATGAAAACCAAAAACGCTTGTTTCTGGATATTCTTATTACTATCCGGAAGTGCTTACGCACAAATGTCTCAAAAAGGTACAGTACAGATTTTTAATTCAAATAAGTCCCCACTACCGGGAGTACAACTGACAGCTACCGATGCCCCTGCCACCGATACGGATGCCAACGGGAATTTCCAGTTCAACTTCAGCAAACAAAAACCGGGAATGGCTATCGCTTCTCCGAATGTATATAAGAAAGGATATGAACTGGTAAATAAAGACATGATCAATGGATGGATTCTATCCGAAAAACGTCCGTTGAGTATTGTGATGGCTCCCGAGGGCACTATAGAAGAAAGCAAGAGCAAGTATTATTCCATCTCCGTTGCCCACTTTTCGAAGAAACAAGAAAAAGCCATTGAAGAAATCAACCAGCTATATATAGCACAGAAAATCAGTCTGCAAGNGATGCAAAAGCTATTCCCTTTAAATCCGGAAAAACCAGACGTGCCGCTTAACAAAAACGATGCGTTTCAAAAAGTACAAAAACGACGCGTACAAGAAAAACGGTGAGCGCGGTCCTATTCAGCATGATCAAAGCCCACCGTTTTTCTTTCACTTGAACCCTCTTTAAATGGCTTTAAAATATCATTTAAAAGCCATTGCAGATTCAAAATAATTTCCTATCTTTATGCAATGTTAGGCTGCTATACCTGACACTTCATCCGGCTTCGTGTACAGCATCATGTCTGTATATTTAGCTTGATAGTTTACGCTTGCACTAAACTCCGCTTTCTTGCATTCCTTGAATGGGCTGCCGACAAATGGGTTTCGGTCCATCCAGTCGCACAGTTCTAAAATGGAGGACTTGTTCGAAGTGAAGTACACGAACGAATGCCCTTTCAGAACGGTTAGTACATCCAGATAGTCAGCCAGACGCCAGAACATCTTGTAAGTACCCACCTCGGTGGAGAGGTACGGCGGATCAACCAGGAACACCACACCCGGAACATCCTTGTAACGTTTGAATACTTCCTTGTAGTCTTCGCCGGTTATAGTCAGTCCTTCCAGATAATCCTTTGCTTCGGGATAGTCTGTCTGCCGAATCCTATTGTAGATGGCTTCTTTCTTCATTCCTTCCAAACTGGTCACATATTTCATGGCGAACAACAAGGATGCGGAAACCGTGATATAATCCACGTAACCGTGCTCTTTTTCTTCCCTCTCAATACGGGCAAACATTTTATCGCGAACCTCCCCGGTTATACGTTTGTTTCTGGGTTCCCCTTCAGCTATCCGGCGCAAATCGGATAACAGCACATTAGTGGCCGGGATATTCGCAAGCCGCTGGCGGTAGTTGTCGAAGTCATTATACACAACGGTGGCATCAGGCCTGACACATTTGGTAATATGTGACAGCAGACCCGAGCCGCCAAACAGGTCCACAAACACGGTGCTGTCCGGGAACTGTCCCAGCACCGTGATAAATTCCCTCGCAAACATGCGTTTCTGCCCCATGAAAGGAAGCGGGGCGGACAAATACATCTTTCTCATTTCATTCTGCTTTAAAACGGCCGCAAAGGTCCCCAGAATAAACGAAAAACAGCGGGAAACATGAATAGTTCCCGCTGCAAGACATATACAGCAAACTACACGTTCAGCCCGAAGCGGACCGTCTCGTCACCGGCGATCAGCGCACGGGTGCCCGGGATATTATTCTCGTAGATATGTACATTGCCCAGGTAGAGGGTGATCGACTTCAAGGGAAGTTCTATCTGCCGCGCCATCAGGTACAGATGGTAAATATCGGAAGGTAGCCCGAGGTTTGCGTCACTGCTGCGCTGGTAGGCGGACAGAACCAGTTCACCACCATCCAGCTGGAACTGTACCAGACTCAAACAGGGCGCCTGGTTGCTCTCGGCACCGGTTTCGCCCAGGAAAAGCACGTAGTTCTTGCTGTTGCGCCTCTCCCGGTTAATTTTCGCTATCAACGGAGGCAGCTTCTCGAAATAGGTCGGGTAACTGTTCACCAGGATAGAGCCGCAATAGTCCCACCAGTTGATGCCAGCCTCCCGGTACTTCTCCACGTTGCGCTCACCCTGCATAAATAACTGCAACTCGCTGCGGAGCTTCTTGCGGGCGATATTATGCCCTTCGAATATGTCAAGCAGGTCCGCCGGTGTCAGCGAGAGCTGCTCGTTCAGAAGGTACTGTATGTTTCCCTTCTTGTTGGTCTGTGTCTTTCCCGTGGCAAGAATCTTGTCCAGGATACGATAATACTTATTCATAGCCTTTTCCTCCTAAAATTTGAAACTCCCTAAAGATAATTGGAAAAAGCCGCGTAAACCGCGTAAAACAATCTGTTCACACTGCAACAGGCTTGCAGTCACTCTGGAACCGTTTCACCAGGGCATAAACCTTGCGTTCGCTCACCGAATACTTCTCGGATAGTACGGCCACGACATACGAAACTTTCTCACCCTGATCCAACATGCGGGTATAGTCTGAATACAAATCAATATACCGGGCATCCTCAAGACGGATTCCGGATGCTTGAAGCCTTTTCAACAGTTCCCGGTTAAAGTTTAATATCTCAATCACTTTCATACAACAAAAAAATTATATCTTTGCATCGCCAATCATTTTTTAAACACATAAAAAGAGAGAACTCGTGNNNATCTTCCGGATCAAAAGCGTCTTTCTTTCTCCAGCCTTCGGCCAGTGTATCCTGGATATGCCTCATGGCTTTCGTGTAGAAGTCCGTCAGTTCTTCCAGATTCTCAAACGTCCGGTACCGGGACTCCTCATCCGTCCCGAATTTGAACGTCACGGGAAGCGTAGCACCGCCAGTCTGTACGGCCAAATCATACGCTGCCTTATAATTGAACTGGTTCTCACTTGACAGCCATACCGGCATGTCCTCATAGACAAACCCGGAAAGTATCTCCCGGTCGGTCTGGTCGTTGTACCAGCCCGTAATGACGGACTTTATAGTGTCCGGACCGGGTTTCCCGATGAAACCCTCCTCCATGTAGGAGGCGGAGCCGTCCTCCCTTTCCTGCACATCCCAGCGGATGCGCCATCTGTTGCGTGCCGGGCTCACGCACTCGATCAGTCTTATCCCGGATGTTCCTTCTACCCGTTTCATGTAAATATGTATTTAGTTCGACCCTTGCCGAAAGTTTCCGTCTTGATGGTGGTCTCGAACGGAAAGCCATCCGGCATATCCTTCACTTGCAAGAGGATGTTCTTCATCTCCTCGCTGTTGGTGAAGAACTTTTTCGGTTCGCCGTTCAGCTCAATAGCCACGATACAGCGGTCCTCGCCCTGTTCGGTCTTGATGCCCGTCTCAAAGTCCTTCACCACAATCGGTAAGTTTACCAGCTCCCGGATGCTTACCACCACCCCGGGAAAACGTTTCTTGCCGTCCTCCGGCTTGTAGGAAACGTTCAAGTCTTTAAATGATCTCATGTCTTTGCCTGTTAATTTTTTAAACA